AATACAAACATTAGTCAGTTACTTGATGGTAACAATCCGCACAAACAATTACTAGAACAAACTAGACAATTAGTTAACAAATGGGAGCCAACTGGTCTATTAGAAGGTATTGATTCCGAAACAAAAAGAAGTGGTATGGCAGTCTTGCTTGAAAACCAAGCAAATCAACTTGTCACAGAAGCTTCCCAAGTAGGAACAGCATCTAATAATGAACAATGGTCAGGTGTTGCTTTACCATTAGTTCGTAGAATTTTTGGTGAGTTAGCTGCACAAGATTTTGTGTCAGTTCAACCAATGAATTTACCATCAGGTCTTATATTCTATCTCGATTTCAGATACGGAACAGACCAATCAAACTTTGATGCAAATCAAAACGTTCACGGTGTAACATCAGCTTCTGGTGATGCAACTGAAGGTTTATACGGAGCAGGAAAGTTTGGTTATTCAATCAATGATTCATCAGAAACTATTAACACTGGTTCTTACACAACAGCGTCAGTTAGTTTTTCAGATGTTGATTTTGAACCAACACTAAGTTCATCTTTAAGTGATTTAAGAAAAGTCACAGTCGCTCAATCAGTATTTACAAATCCTGATTTAGACGGCGTTAGAGCTTTTGAAATTAGTGGTAGTGCAGGTTCAGAAATATCAGTTGCATATCCAGCTTACACTAAAACAAGTGGAACAAACATTGTATTTATTGTTGACCCAGCAACACCAACAGGTGCTGATGCGTTCGGTAATAAATCAGTAGAACTTGTTTTCAAATACCACAAAGCACCAACAGATACAACTAGAGGTGATTTTGAGGCGACAGCAAGTGGAACAAGTGCAGAATCAGATGCTGGAATTCCAGAAATTGACATAGCATTAAGAAGTATCGCTATCGTAGCGAAAACTCGTAAGTTAAAAGCAGTTTGGACTCCTGAGCTTGCTCAAGACTTAAACGCTTACCATTCAGTTGATGCTGAAGCAGAACTAACATCACTATTAAGTGAATACATTTCAATGGAAATCGATTTAGAAATCCTTGATATGTTGCTAGCAGGTGCTACAGCTAAGACAGAAAGATGGTCAGCATTTATCGGTCGTGAGTATGAAAGTTCAAGTGATTCGTTCAAAAACGTTGCAACTAACGCAAGTGCATACACAAAAGGTGAGTGGTTCCAGACACTTGGAAACAAGATACAATCAGTATCTAACGCAATTCACCAAAAAACCTTAAGAGGTGGAGCTAACTTTATTGTTATATCACCTGAAACAGCAACAATCCTAGAATCTATTCCTGGATATGCTACAACTTCAGATGGTGACACAACAAGCTCTTACGCTATGGGTGTTCAAAAAGTTGGTCTATTAAACAATAGATTCAATGTATACAAAAACCCATATATGACTGAAAACCAAATCCTTGTTGGATTTAGAGGTTCAAACTTCTTAGAAACAGGTGCTGTGTATTCACCATATGTGCCGTTAATTATGACACCGCTTGTTTACGACCCAACTAACTTCACACCTAGAAAAGGCGTGATGACCAGATACGCTAAGAAAATGGTCAGAAACGAATTCTATGGTAAAGTTGTTGTTGCAGATGTAGACAAAGTGTAATAAATAACATTACATAGTCGAGTAGTAATACTTATCACGAAAAACCCCCAGTTCGCTGGGGGTTTTTTGGTTTTCGTTATATTTATTACTAGATATAAATTAAGGAGAAATTAATATGGCTCAAGAACCAATATGGCCTGGTTCAGGTTCAGCAGTTAGTGGTAATACACCATTTGGATTTTACGATACAGATTCAGAGTTTCAAACAGAAGCTCCAAAGTTTGCAGATTGGTGTGCACAAAGATTAGGTTATCCACTAATGAATGTAGAATTACAAGATAAACAATTTTATGCTTGTTTAGAAGAAAGTGTGTCTGAATATAGTGCTCAAATAAATCAATTTAACATTAAAGACAATTTATTATCACTACAAGGTCAATCAACATCATCAAATTTAACTCACAAAAGAGTAACCCCGAACTTGGGTAGAAGTGTATTTTTATCACAAGCCTACGGAACAGAAGCTGGTGTCGGTGGTTTAGTAGAGGTAAAATCAGGTTCAGTAGATGTTATTAGTGGTTCTCAAAGTTATGATTTAAATGCTTTATGGGCTGATGTAAGTGAAAGTGGTAATGCAATAGAATTACAAAGAGTGTTTTATGAAGAAACACCAGCCGTTCAAAGATATTTTGACCCTTATGCTGGAACTGGTGCTGGAACAATGAATTTACTAGACCAATTTGGATTTGGTAATTACTCACCAGCAGTTACATTTTTGATGATGCCAGTTTACGCAGATATGTTGAGATTACAAGCCATTGAATTAAATGACCAAATAAGAAAATCAGCATATTCATTTCAATTAAGAAATAATAAATTAAGAATATTCCCAAGACCTGATTCTGATTACAAATTACATTTCGAATATGTAGTTCGTTCAGATAGAGACAATGTATTAATAACAGAATATTCAGGAAGTTCAGATGTAATTTCCGACTTTTCCAATGTTCCTTATGATAATATGAAATTTACAAATATTAATGATGTAGGAAAACAATGGATTAGAAAATATGGATTAGCACTAACAAAGGAATTATTAGGTATAGTAAGGAGTAAATATGGAGCTATCCCGATACCTGGTGCTGAAACAAGCTTGGACGGAGACACTTTGAGGTCAGAAGCGTCAGCCGAAAAAGAAGCTCTTGTTACACAACTTAGAGAAATACTTGAACAATCTTCTCGTAAAGCACTTATGGAAGCCGACAAGGATGAATCCGAGTTCCTACAAGAAAAACTTAGAAAAGTCCCATATCCAATCTACATAGGTTAGGAGTGAGTGATGGCAAATCCACGATATTATGGTAAAAAAGATTTAGATACTTTTGATAGGTTTAATAAAGAACTTATCGGTGATTTAAATAACGCCAATAGTGGAATCATTGACCAAACTGTAATTGTTTACAAAATATCTGCAAGCAATACAGAAACTAATATGTATGGTGAAACATCAGACGGAAAAGTATTTAAACCAGGTGTTGAAATGGCTTGTTTAGTTGAAGCCGAGGATATGGAATTTAATACAGATGAATTTGGACCAGATTTAAGACAAAATGCAACATTTTCATTTGTAAGACAATCTTTAAGAGATGTAAGTTTAGTATTGGAAATAGGAGATGTAGTTGAGTGGTTTACCGCTTATTGGGAAATCACTAATATAAATGAAAACCAATTAGTTGGTGGACAATTTAAACAACTAGACGGACAACATATTCATTCAGTCATTTGTAATGCTAACTTGTTAAGAAGAAGTAATCTTAACATTGAAGAAGTGAGAAGTATTTAATGGAACGAAGTAAAACTTTACCAAGAACAGAAGAAATATTAACAACACAAACTAACTTTAACAGAGGATTCGATACCACTCGTAAAGACGATAATGTAAAAAGTTATTCAGTTGGATTGTTAGACATTGATGCCGCTGTTATGTATTATTTTAGGGAAGTAATAAAACCAGAAGTGGTGGATAATGGTGAAGTTGTTAAAGTTCCTGTTTATTACGCAAATCCAGAAAGATGGAAATCAATTCAAAAACTTGGATATTTAAGAGATGTTAAAGGTCAATTTATAACACCATTATTAATTTTTAAAAGAACATCAGTATCAAGAGAATCAAATAACGCTTTCTTAACACCTTCATTACAACCAGCAACAGAAGGTTCTAACTATACATTTAAAAATAAATTTTCAAAAGAAAACAGATTTACACAAACTTCTACATTGTTTGAAAATGATGAACCAATAGAGGAAGCATATAATGTAACTATTCCTAGTTATGTTACGATAAATTATAATTGTATTGTGTTTACACCATACATAGACCAAATGAATAAAATTATTGAAAAAATAAGTTGGTCAAAAAATTCTTATTGGGGAGAACCTGATAAATTTAAATTTAAAGCCGGTATTTCATCATTTACAGACGCTTCAGAATTTGAAGGAGAAAGAATTATCAAAACAACATTTGATTTAAGTATGAAAGGATATTTATTACCAGAATCATTTAATAGTATTGTCAATACACAAAAAGAATATTCAAAAAGAATTGGATTGGAATTAGGAGTTGAATAATGGCCGATAGAAAAAAACCATTACCAAGAACACAAAGAAGACTTGAAGGTAGAGAACTCAACAGAGGACTACAACGAGGTAGAGGTTCTGAAACAAACCAAAGGAAAGATAATGTAAAAAATGTATCTATTGGTTTAATGGATGTTGATGCGGCTATAATGTATTATTTTAATGAAGTTATAAAACCAATGACAACAATTAACGGACAAGAAGTTAAAGTTCCTATTTTCTACGCTAACGCCGAAAGATGGAACTCAATACAAAAAGAGGGATATGTTCGTGATGTTAAAGGACAATTAATTACACCATTGATTGTTTTTCGTAGAGTTTCAATGGAAACAAATGAAACATTACCGGTTGATAAATTAGATGCCAATGACCCAAAACAATTTTATACATTTGAGAAAAAATATTCACAAAATCAAAGATACGACAGATTTTCAGTAGTTCAAGGATTATTAAATTCAAAAGAATACTACACTACAGCTGTTCCAGATTATATGAATTTAAATTATGAAGCAATAGTTTGGACACCTTATATTGAAGAAATGAATAGAATAATTGAACAAATAAATTTTTCTGAAGGAGCTTATTGGGGAGAACCAAATAAATTTAAATTTTTGTCATCAATAGATTCTTTTGAGGATGCAACAGAAATGGGTGATAATGAAAGAATTATTAAAACAAATTTCAATATGAGTTTTAAAGGATATTTAATTCCTGAAGCGTTCAATGAATTTTTAAATACACAAAGATTTTTCTCACCAAAACAAGTAGTCGTTAATGACGAAAGTGGATTAAGTATTTCATCAGTATTTTCACCTGATAGTAGAGCAGAAACAGTAAGAATATTTTCAACTGGTAATTCATCATTACCAAGTGGACTAGGTAGTGCAACAGATTTTATTAGAGGTAAGTCCACTGGTGTAGGAACACAAGCACAAGACCTAGAATTTACCAATACTTTTGGTGGTGATACTTTTTATGTAATGAGAGGTATTGGTGAACCAACATCATCAAGAGATGACAAAGCATTATTATCAGTTTCTAATGCAAACTCAATTTACAATCTAAAATCATTTAGAGTAAGTGGTAGTCAATCATCATCTTTGTCTGCAAGTCAAGGACAGATTTATCAACCAACACTAGAATCAGATAGAAGAATTATGAGTCAATCAGTTCAAGTAAAATTAAATGGATTAGAATTAACATCAGCAGATAATCAAATAGGATTTACAAGTGGATTTGATTACTTTGTTTCAAGTTCTTTAAAAGAAGTAGTGATTAGAAAAAGACAATCAGATAATACAGGATTTACAATAAAAGAAAGTGATTTTGTAACAATTATATTTCAAAGTGAGATAACATAATGACACAAAGAGAAATAGATAAAAGAGTAGGTTTAAAAGGAAGAACAAGAACCTTTATGATACCGGTTAGTGAATCTAAATTTTCTGGTGATAGAGTTATGTTTCAAGATACCGGTAGTGTTAGACTAGATTATTCAGTTGATAATAAAAATGGTATTCCAGTTGTTGATACAGATTTAATTAATTTATCAAGTGCTAATGAAAGATATTATCAACAACAAGAACATTTTTTATTTTCGGATAGAAGTGATTCAACAACTACTTATAATGAATTTACACCAACAATAGCTGACAATTATCGTATCAGAAATGGGTCATTACGAATATTTATTAATGGTATTGAACAATTGTCTAATGTTGACCAAACCCAATCAGCATCAGCAGATTTTTTCATAGATACAACACAAACAAAATTTAGGGTTCACAAATTAACATTTGATAATTTTGGAATGGAATTAAAAAGTGGTTCAATATTAGACCTTAATAATTTTTTACCACCAACTACAACAGGAGATGGAAGTGAATCTTCTATACAAATTAGTTTTCAAAGAGAGGCGTCAGTATGAGTTTAATTGATTTAACAACACAAGCACAAGCACCACAATCAGGTGGTTTAACTTTACAAAGTTCAGCAGTAACTAGTTCTTTAACAGGATTGTTTACATTGGAATTTGACAATGTTAATGTGGACAATCTTGGAACCGGTAGTTTAAACATTGGAACAGCCAACACATTAACAACCGGTAAAGTAAAAATAGCTCACCCAACAGACCCAGTAATTCAAGATGCCAACGACAACACCGTAATAGAAGTATTGACTAGTGGAGTTCCAAGTGGTAGTGTAAAAATATACGGAGATTTAATTGTTCAAGGTTCATCATCATTTAATAATGTTGAAAGATTTGCAGTAGAAGACCCAATCATAGATTTAAATTTTACCGGTTCAACAGCACTATCATCAACGGATGCAGGTTTAAGAGTTGGTAGAGCAGGTTCAACAAATGCACAATTAGTATTTGACCATAGTGAAACTAGATGGGCTATAGACAATGCCGCTGGAAGTAATATAAA